GTAAGCAGTCTCTCCGTTTTGCAGGGTGAATTTATCTATCTCCTCGTCGATAATTAATTGAGATGTGTCAACCGTAATACCAAACGGCAAAACAATCGCCCGAATAATCTTGCTGAATTTAGCCTTCGTCCATGTATTCGAAGGAGCAATCGCCGCGCTATCTATCATATCGCATGTGATGTCTCTGCCCTGAATTGACATTTGTGTCGACTGGCCGGATAGCTTTAATTTCACTCCGTCTATATATCCGTTTATAAGCGGATAATTCGCTCCAAATAAATCCTCTTTAACAAATAGTTTCGTCGCTATTCCTTCTGTTATCTGATTCGTAGCAGAGCCCTGCTTGTCGACAAGTTCAACGGTAAAGCTGCCGCAAAAACTCTCCATAGTTCTTTGCACGGAGATGCTTTTCCACCCTGTAAAATCAGAGGTGCCTAGCTGCATTACAATATCGTCACTCATTAATTTTTACCTGTATCGGTTCACCCGAGGAAACAAATCCCGGATGTATTATTTTATTTCTATCGATTATGTCCTGCTCGTTGTCGAGGTTTCCGTAAATCTCGTTAGTTATTAAAAGCGTGTTTCTGGTTTCTGGTAACTCAAAGTCAACCAGCCTCGGAAGGTTTATAGAACGCTCGTCGAGGTCGTCGTTGATAGCCGACTTTGCATCTCTAAGTGTTTCGTAAATATCATCTGTTACAAAAGACGTTCCAGATATTTCGTCTATCAAATCAAACAACTTTATCTTTGCATCTTCCGCGTCTTGCTGAGACCCAAACGGAACCTGTGTTATCAGTCCAACTAGGGCACCTGTTGCGGTCATCTTCATAACCTGTTGAACTTGATATGCTGGATAGTCCGCGTCTTGACTAATATCGGTCGGCGTATCTACAAACGGAGTCGCTGTAGAGTCCACTATCTCATACAATTCTCTCATCTGTCGGTCTGCGTTGTCGGCTGTCGCGTTAAACAATAAACTAGAGCCTGGGTCTGTACCGAAGTTTATCAGGTCGTCAAAACTGCTCGCGATAAGACTCGCGTTCAAGGAAAGTGCAATTACTTTGCCCTGTAGATTTTCTAAAGAGCGCTTAAATTCAGCCTGTGTATTTGCGAGTTTCTTGGCTGCGTCCACTACCTGGAAAGCTTCGTTAATTGTATCGTTGACGTCTTCAAGAAACCTAACAGGAGTACTGACAATGTCGTATGCGTTCTCAAACCATGCCAAAATCTTTTCTAGCAAGCTTTTCTTGGCTGCGCGCGCGCGCGCGGCGGCGTTTGGATATATCTGCAATAAACCAATGTCACGAGATTCTTTAAACGTTAAATTAAATCGAGCGACGCGTCCTTCTTCTGTGGTTTCACTCTCTGAAAAATTCTCGCATACAACCTCGAATATTCCTAAATATGGATGATTCAGTATCCCCGGTTCGGACTTATCTTCAAGCGCGAAAATTAGATTGTCCCTAGCTTCGAAGTAATTATCATCGACGATGTACGCGGTTAAATCAAATGTGCGCTGGCTTCGTCCCAAGTCCTCAAATAGAACATCGTCCCTATCTGGGAACTCGTGGACCGCGTGACGTCTTCCGCTCGAATAGGTATGCGCTCGAATGAAGAACGGAACGCCTCTGAAGGAGGCTTGCTTATATCCTTTTATCCACGTAGAAGCCATTACAGCGTATCTCCTATCAAGTCGCCAGTGTCGGTCTTTTTGACATTGACGCCAGAAGAAGACTTCACGTCGACCATGACGCCTTTTGGCGTTTTTATTTCAACTTCTATTTTATCCTCTCTTCTTATTGTCACTGGAATTTCTGATGTAATCTCTCCATTGTTCAAGCCAAAAATGCTTTCAAGGGATTTATATCTTTCGTCTATCGCCTTCTCCATCTCCAATATGTTTCCAAAATCCTCCTCCATCATTGACATCTCGGCGCCTCCAGAGCCCCACAATTCCTCAGCTGACGCTATTTTGGGTTTCCCTATTTTGGATTTTTTTTGCAATTCTTCTAACTTCATCTGGTCGATATATTGTTTTTTGCTATATTGGACCATTCTCGGGATATCAAAACCGAATATATCTTGTCCGATTACTTCTAATCTCTCCGCACCACCGCCAGCCTTTGGTCGCCATCTTCTGCTATGCTTCCGGGCTTTAAGAATTTGCTTATCTATAGGAGCTACCAGTTCATTCCACTTTGGAATTATCCATTCGTCGATTTTTTCAAAAAGTCCTTTTTGTGATTCTTTCGTTTTATCCAATTCGCCTCTATAAAAAGCGAGAGCGTCGGGCATATCTTTATAGAAAACTTTTTGTGCTGGTTCGGAGGACTTACCTATCCCATCAATAGCCAGTGCCAAGCCACCCACGGCAAGCACGGCTAGCGCTATCGGTCCGCCTGCCGCTGCAAATGTAGCCATCGCGCCACCCATGCCAGCAGCACCGACGACGCCAATTACGGTCCCAGCCGCAGTCACGAGGGTGCCTAACACTATCAATAATGGGCCAACCGCCGCTATTATTGCAGCAACTTGAACTATTGTCTTTTTCATCTCTGGACTCAAGTTAGATATTTTCTGAAACAATTTAGTAAACTCTTCCGCCAAGTCTGCCAAGGTGTCTAATAATCCACTCTCGGCAAATGAAATGGCTACACCTTCAAGCGCAGATGTGAAACGTTTAAACGCGCCAGTCGCTCCCCCTGTCATGATGTCGACCATCTTTTGAGCGTTGCCTGGTTTCAAATCACCCATCGTTTTCGACAACCTCGTGAATGTAGAATCCAATGCCATCGCGTCTCTGATTAGAGGTGACGCTGCCCTCTTTCCTCTAATGCCGAATATTTCGCTGACTACTTTGAGCCGTTGGCCTTCGCCTAACTTTGACATCCCTCCCGCTAACTGGCCCAATGTTTCACTTAATTTTTTAATCTTTCCGGTGTTTGGATCTATTACCTCGACGCCCATTTTTTTAAGGAGTTTTTTGGCTCTACCTACAGGTTTTATCAGGCTATCCATCATTCTAGCCATGGTAGTTCCAGCCATGCTGCCTTGTATTCCCATGTTGCCTAGAAAACCCGCTGCAGCTGCAGTGTCCTCTAATGACATTCCGTAGTCACGCGCGACCGTACCAGACATTTTCATTGTCTCGGCAAGCATTTCCATATCGACGTTTGTACCGGACACTATAGTCGCAAATAAATCAGAGACGCGCCCAGATTCAGTCGTATCGAGCCCAAATTGCTGCATAACGTTCGACATAATATCAGCAGTTTGAATCAAATCCGTGCTCGTCGCAGTAGATAAGGCCAGCACGCCAGGCAAAGCGGTGAATACTTGCAAGGAATCCCATCCAGCCATCGCGAGTTTTTCTTGCGCGCCCGCGACTTCCCGCGCGGTATGGACAGTTGTTTTGCCTAATTCTTTTGCCTGAGTCCTGAGCTCGGCAATTGACTTGCCGGTGATGGTGACCTTCGCCTCAACTTTCCTCATCATAAAATCGAAGTCTGCTCCAACCTTCGCCGCTGCTCCTCCTGCCAATAGTATTGGCATCGTAACGTTTCTGGTCATGCTTCGACCAGCGGACGAAAGACCACGGCCAACACGCATAATGTTCTTCGTTATATGCTTGAATTTCTTAGTAAACCGATCATCGCCGATGATCGGAATTCTAATTGGAGGAGTCGATGGCATCGTTAATCGCCTTTACTTAAAATCGCGCTCAGCTGCTTGCGTCCAGAATAAGAATTCTTTCAACGTGAACTTATAGATTGTGTTGACCGGCGACCACCTATATCGAGCAGCCATTAACCTGATGCTGTATCGCCAGTTTTCACATCTTCGGTGCCAATGCCCAAAAAATAGTTTGCTATCTCCATACATTTTCTAGCGTCAGCCGGTCGAAGTTTCTTTACAACTTCTTTAGTTTGGCCCGTCATGCCGGAAATCATCGGTATCATGTGACCTATTTTCATGCCATCGCCTGCCGGAATATGTACCCACATCCCGAGCTCTAATTCGTTTTGAAACACGAACTCAGTGAAGGTCTTTTTTCCATACTCAAACGGTGCCTCTAGAACAACCGTATAAGGCAAAATATAATGTTCTTCCTGGTCTTTAGGAGCTGCGTTTTCCTCGTTAGAAAAAACATTTTCCTTGTCGTCGTCGAATTCTAATTCGTCTTTTTTGTCCTTCATTTTACACTCCGTTTATCTTCTGTTAGGCTGGAACCTCAGTTCCAGAACGTCCTTCGAATTTTACGGGGATTTGACCTTCCTCTGTGGTCATATCACCCTCGAGCGCATAGAACGCGTCCTCCACCATAGCCGTCTTTCCGTTCGACAATTTGAGTGTTACAGTACCGTCTGTGAAATTTAGAATATCATTTATGATATCCAAGTCTGTATCGTCTCGAATTGCCCCTGAGATAGAAGCTACCTGCGGAGTCTCCTTGTATCCATGTACTCTATCGGCGCCAACGAGCGCCTCTCTTTTGGGCTGTCCATAATTAACAGTAAAGTCACCGACTGCGTCCATCACTTTACCATTAGTTTGGAGAGTAATTATTCCACCTCTTCTAGACATGTTATCCCTCCGATGCTTCTAGTTGAAACTGCATAATGCCGGATCCAACTATGAACTGATTAATGAGGTCTGGAGGCAATAAGAAGTCGAGTCTATTAGGATTCGACTCGTTTCGCTCGACAACAATCTGCTTTTTAAACAGATCCAAGTTCTCGACTTTGCCTTCTCGCTCTTGTGTTTTGAACCATGCAATTGATTCTGCCTTGCCAACGTCGGGAGTCATTACCTGCTGTCCAGCTTTGATAACGTCGGCGTTGTTCGCAAGCTTCGCACGTGGATACTTACTCAGAATCCATTGTACCCATGTGTATCTCAAATCCATCAGCACAAAAACCGTGTTTTGAAATTGATACGCGGTATCGGAAGCGCCTGCACTGTTTTTTAGATACATAGTAACCGTTGATTCGGTCTGCACTCCGTTTGTGTCGGTGATGGTCGCGATAGATGCGATTGCGAGTTGATTTCGCTCGACGGTGGTCCACCTGTCGTCTTCAGAGACTGTCTTTAGTCCAGACAATGTCATACGATGGAGAGGTACCGCAGTATCGCTCTGGATACTCTCTGCGGTTCTACCTACGACCGCAGCGGATAACTCGTAAGTCGACTCGAGACGGTTATACGAAGGAAGCAATACTACGTATTGATTGTTTCTATCCGTGCTGGTACCGAACGTAATCATATTCGCGCGCGTGTCTCGCTTCGCAGAATACCAAACACCGTCTTTCATTACCAATGGCCCAGTCTGAACGAGGGCAAAGTCCTCAATCAAATCTAAGTTTGTGGTGTCGTTGTACGGATGCGCAATGATGTTGAACCAAGTATCTCCAATTACGTCGAGAACGTCCTGTACATCGGGATCTCCGGTGCCAGGGGTAATTGCGTTGATGGTAACTGTGATTCCAGAAATGTCCGCCTCGCCTGCGTTGTAATTTTTTCGAATATCCAAATCACCTGCGTTGACACCCTTGTTCTTCGCGGTAAACGTCAACGTCGGCGTCGCGTATGCAACGGTCACAGGTAGGTCGACTTCTGCGTTTACAGCTACAACTATCGCAGCTGCTACCTCGTCGAACGTGTCTCCAACTGCGACGGAAGTCGCAACCCTATCACCTGCGATGTAAAGCACCACTTCGCCTGCTGTCGCTGCGGTAGTTCCTCCCATTGTGATAGTCGTGGTCGCTGCAGCGGAACCACCTGCGTCGGCCTGCATGATAATGTAAGTGGTTGTGACGTTGTTATTTAAAAAATACTTAATTGCCATTCTGTGAATTTGAGAACCAAATCCACCGTAATCTGCAACTTCGTCGGCGCTAGTAACTAAGTATTTTGTGTCCACCGCCCCCGTTCCAGATGCAGTCATCTGCCCCACAAGGAGCGCTGTGACCGGCATAGTCGCCGGTCCACTAAATGCTCGGCTTGCGTCGAATTCTACTCCGACGAAAGGAACAATAATATTTGAGGGAACTCCGGTAGCCATTTAGCCCTCCTTCT